TGCCCCTACTAAGCAAGACTTTATTGAGTCGGCTAAGACTGCAAAACCGCCCAAAAAGACTAGAAAACAAATGCTTACCGATAAGATGAAGGATATGTAATGTTTAAAAAAGAAAAAATTAAACCTGAAAACTCTTTGTTGCAACCGCACAAACAGACCACGCTAGAAAAGAATGAAGATAAGCGTATGAAGCGTAAAGCGGAGTTATCAAAGCACTTTAACCAATTTGTTAAACAGATGGCATAAATGGCTAATTTGGCACAAACCTTACGCCAAGTCGGATATGTAACACCACAGGGTCAGGTTACAGGCCCAAACGCACCCTTAGCCCAACAGCTAAAAAACTATGTAACTAATGTAATCCCAACAGCCGCCCAAAATCTAGCCCAACAACGGGCTGATATAGACGCTGCCATAACAATGGGGCAAAACGGCATACAGATAGGCGATAGAGAAGCCTTTGAACGCCAAATGGCTCAAGTACCTAATTTGATGGGATTGACCGCTTATCATGGCACACCCCATACCATTAAAGGCAAATTTGACATTAGCAAGGTAGGTACTGGCGAAGGGGCACAGGCTTATGGGCATGGGATGTATTTTGCCGAAGCACCACAGGTGGCTGAAACATACAGACGAGCTGGCGGTGGATTAGAAATTAAATATTCTAAAACATTGAAAGAATTAGGAATAAATCCAAATGTTGTAACACATAGCATGGATTTTGATAACCCTTTAAATCAAGGTTTGGGAAGAATTACTAAAGGATTGCGAACAGTTGCTTTAGATTATCCTGATGTGCCTGTAAACAAATCATTGGTAAAAGAACACTTTGATGAATATATCCGTTTATTAGATGACAAATACCCTAAAGAAGCCGCCCAAAAGAAAGCATTGCAAGAGTTGGTAGCTAAAGAAGGCTATCCTGAAATTGGGTTTGGTGGCAATCTATACAAAGTAGATATACCTGATGAATACATTCCTAATATGCTTGACTGGGATTTGCCTATTAACCAGCAGTCAGCAAAAGTACAAGAAATTGCTAAACAATTAGACCCCAATTTATTAGCTGACACACCGCATTTAATTGTGCGAGGTCAACCAAGACATTGGACTGAAGTTGTTGATTCTTTAGAAGATTTGCAAAACCCTAAAGTAATTAAATTGTTAAAAAAGATTTATGGCGAAGCGTCAGAAGTAATGCCTTATGGCGATTATTTGGCATCAAAAATGACAGGTGAACAGTTATATAGAAACTTGTCTAATCCTACGCAATGGTCTAAAGAAGCCGCCCCATACGCAATGAAAGCAGGTATGGAAGATGCGGCAGTTTCTGCAAAATTAAATGAATTAGGCGTTAAAGGTATTCGGTATAAAGACGCTATGTCTAGGGGTGCCGATGAAGGCACATCTAACTTTGTAGTATTTGACCCCGCACAAGTAAAGATACTAGAACAGAACAGTAAACCATTAACCCGCAAAGAAATATTAGAGCAGGAACTAAAAAAAGTAGTAGAATAAACCCTAACTTAATCAATCACTTGGATAAGTATGGATGATAAAAAATCAAAATCTATCAAAGGCGGTAGGCGTGAAGGGGCTGGAAGGCCTACAGGAGCGTCTAATAAGGTCACCATTGAGGTGAAACAAGCCATTGCAGCCTTTACCTCTGCCAACGCAGATAAGCTTGATTCATGGCTAAATGAGATAGACGACCCCGCCAAGCGGTTAGACCTTTATTTCAAAGCCCTTGAATACACAATGCCTAAACTTGCCCGTACTGAAGTGGCAGGCGACCAAAAACAACCTATTAAACACACAGTTACATGGAAAATGCCATCTGCTCTGACGAGCTAGAGCATGAAATAGATTATTGGCCACGCAAGGTATTTTGGGATTTCCACACTAGACAACAGCGTTGGGCTGTGATTGTTGCTCATAGACGCTGTGGTAAGACTGTGGCGTGTATTAACGACTTATTGCTACGAGCCATTAACGAAGGTAAAGATAACGCTAGGTACGCTTATATAGCCCCATACTACGCACAGGCTAAGTCTATTGCTTGGGATTACTTAATGCGGTATTCCGAGCCTGTACGGGTCAACCATAACATCTCAGAACTATGGGTAGAGCTTATGAATGGCTCACGCATAAGACTATTTGGTGGCGATTCGCCTGACAGCTTGCGTGGAAACTACCTCGATGGCGTAATTATTGACGAAATGGCAGACACAAAGCCTAGTTTATGGGGTGAAGTGATACGCCCATTGCTATCTGATAGGCGGGGTTGGGCGGTGTTTATTGGTACTCCTAAAGGTCACAATACCTTTTACGACATATACCAATACGCCACGCTAAACCCTAATGAATGGTATTCCAAAGTCTTACGGGCAAGTCAAACCAAGATAATCGCCCAAGAAGAACTGGATGACGCATTAAAGCTGATGACCATTGACCAGTATCAGCAAGAGTTTGAATGTAGCTTTGAAGCTGCCATACTTGGGGCTATATACGGCACAGAGATGCGATTACTGACCGATGCAGGGCGTATAGACAAGGTTGAGTGCGACCCCATGTTTCCTGTGCATACAGCTTGGGACTTAGGCTTTAACGATGCTACGGCTATTTGGTGGTATCAGGTCGTACATGGAGAGATACGGGTATTGGATTACCATGAAGCACATGGGCAACCTATTCCTTATTATGCTAACCAAATTAAAGAACGACCATACGAATATGGTACACATTGGCTACCCCATGACGCTAGAGCTAAAACTTTAGCAAGCGGTGGTAAGTCAATAATTGAACAATTAATAGATAAATTGCCCCTAAAAAGCGGAAATTTGTTTAAAATCGTACCTAATCTGTCATTACAAGACGGCATACAAGCTACAAGAATGGCGTTAAGTCGCACTTGGTTTGATGCCATGAAGTGTTCAGAAGGCATTGAATGTTTGCGTCAGTACCAACGGGAGTACGATGAAGATAAGAAAGTATTTAGAGATAAGCCTAGACATGATTGGACTAGTCATGGAGCGGATGCTTTTAGGATGCTTTCTGTCGCTTGGCGAGATGAAGCAGAAATTGCGAAGCAAAACGCACCGATTCGTGGCATCGTTGTTGGACAGAATGAAGTAACGCTAGAAGAAATGTGGAAATCCACCCCTCAAACCCAGTATAGGAGAATCTAAAATGCCTGAAGTCGCAGCCAGTTATGGCTTTAAATATGAACATGTAGCCGCATCACAAACCGCCCATGTATTAGGAACAACAGGTGCAGCAGGTGATTATTTACATCGTTTAATTATTACAGTTTCTACAGCAGCTACTGGAACTGTGACCTTATTAGATAATGCGGCATCCCATGTATTAACAGCCGCAAATACCCCAATCGGTGTTTATTCTGTTGAAATCAACACTAAATCGCTTAATGGTGCTTGGAAAGTAACAACGGGTGCTGGTGCTGAAGTATTAGGAATTGGTAACTTTACTTAGGACTTAGTATGAGAGATACGCTTAATAAAACTTACGAGGATTGGTACAACACCATTGCTCAGTACGACAAGTCATTTAGGGAGTGGGAAGCTAGAGTTCCCCGAATTGTTAAGCGTTATCGTGATGACAGCCGTACCCGTAATAACCCCAATGCTCGCTTTAATATCCTTTGGTCAAATGTTCAGGTTATAAAGCCTGCCATCTTTGCTAGACTGCCACGCCCTGATGTAACCCGTAGATTTAAAGATAACGACCCTATTGGTCGTGTTGCTTCTATGATGCTAGAACGGGCTTTAGAGTACGAAGTCGAGCATTACCATGACTATCGCTCCGCTATGGATAATGCGGTTCTTGACCGCCTGTTAGGTGGTAGAGGTACAGCATGGGTTCGTTATGAGCCACATATTGTTGCAGAGCAAAACGATTTAAATACAGGTCTAGCTGGTCAAGATGTAGGTAACGGAGTACAAATTACAGAGGATGCCGATGAAGCAGAAACGCAAAACGCTGAACTGGTGGAGTCGCAGGAACGCATTGAATATGAGTGTGCCCCTGTTGATTATGTCCATTGGCGTGATTTTGGTCATACTGTTGCTCGTACTTGGGAAGAAGTAACAGCCGTATGGCGTAAAGTCTATATGAGCCGACAAGCTCTGATTGACCGCTTTGGCGAAGAAGTTGGTAGCAAGATTCCGCTAGATACCAAGCCTGATAGCGACAAATGGGCTACCAAACAGATGACTGTAGAGCATTACCAAGCCTGTATCTATGAGATTTGGGATAAAGAACAAGGCAAAGTATTTTGGGTTAGCAAGTCTATGGGCGAGATTCTTGATGAAAAGGATGACCCACTACAGTTAGAGGGATTCTTCCCTTGCCCTAAACCAATGTACGCCACATTGACCACAGATAGCTTAGAGCCTGTACCTGACTTTGTACTATACCAAGACCAAGCCAAGCAATTAGACACGCTTGCTGACCGCATTGATGGCTTTATTAACGCCTTGAAAGTACGGGGTGTCTATGACGCATCCGAACCTAGCCTTGCAAGATTATTCTCTGAGGGCGAGAACAACACCCTAATACCAGTTAAGAACTGGGCTGCTTTTGCTGAGAAACAAGGCATGAAAGGGGCTATTGACCTAGTCGATATAACCCCAATCGCTCAAGGCTTGACGATGGCTTATCAGGCTATGGAGCAAGTCAAAGGTCAGATTTACGAGATTATGGGTATTGCCGACATTCAACGGGGACAAACTGACCCCAATGAAACGCTTGGGGCACAGATTATTAAGTCTAATAACGCAGCAGGCAGACTTAAAAATATGCAACACGCAGTCGTGGACTTTGCTACCGAGCTACTAAGTATTAAGGCTCAGATTATCTGCAAGCACTTTACTGACGATACGATTGTCAAAATTAGTGGTGCAATGCAACTAAGCCCACAAGACCAACAGTTAGTACCCCAAGCCTTACAGCTATTGAAAGACGAACCCGCTAAGAACTTCCGTATTGAAGTAACTAGCGATTCCATGATTTATCAGGATGAGCAACAAGAAAAAGCCAATAGAATCGAATTCTTAGGTGCTTTATCCCAGTTTATGAACCAAGCATTGCCAGTAGCCACCCAAGCCCCTGAACTAACCCCATTACTGATGGAGATGCTCAAGTTTGGCGTTACTGCGTTTAAGGCTGGTAAAGGTATGGAAGGGCTTATTGATGAAACTGCCGACCAATTTAGAAATAAAGCTAAAGCGATGGAAGGCCAACCCAAGCCACCCCCACTTGAAATGCAAAAGATTCAGGCTCAGACTCAGGCTAAGATGCAAGAAATGCAGATGTCAGTACAACTGGAACAGCAAAAGATGGCTGCTCAAATTGAATTTGAAAAGGCTAAACAGGAATATCAGGCACAAGAGAATCAACTTAAGTTCCAACTTGAAG